GTGCTTAGAGAAAGGTATCTACACGCCCGCTACAGTGATAGACCATATTAAGCCTGTAGAGAATGGACAAGCAGACCCGCTATTTTGGGTTGAATCTAATCACCAAGCACTTTGCAGAGATTGCCATAGCTATAAAACACGAGTAATAGACCAACGCGGATTTGGTGCGAAGAAGTAAACCGTTTTGATATCGAAACAATTAAAGCATGTCCATATGTACACAGTTGAGGTGTTTCGATATCGCAACACCTGAATTATGGCGATATATCCACAGTTGAGTTATGGTCATATGACCACAGTTGAGTTGTGGTCATATGGTAACAGTTGAGTTGTAGTCATATGGTAACAACTAAGCCAACCAATCCAAATTTGGATTGGTCTAAATTTTGAACAAAATCCAGCTTTGGACTTTGCTTTAAATTAAACGATTACAAAAAGACAATTTGAACAGGTGGGGGGAGTTTTTGAAAGAAAGTGGCAAGCCTAAAGAACCGCCCGCCCCCTTTAATTTTTATGCAAGGTAATTTTTTTGAAAATAAGGAAACACAATGACAGCCAAAAAGAAGAATTTACACACCCCGCCAAGCTTTTTAGATCCGATTGCTAAATCAGTATGGAAAGAGCGTATCCCTCAACTTCTTGAACGTGGCGATATTCAAGATGCCGATTTAATTCACCTTGAGTTATATTGCGTGAACTATTCTCTTTTCCGTGCAGCCGTTGAAGATATTCACAAAAACGGCTTTTCAATCGTCAATAGCCAAGGCACGCAATCAAGAAACCCCGCATTATCCGCGAAAGCCGATGCAGAAAAAGTGATGGTGAAAATGTCCTCACTGTTAGGCTTTGATCCGGTTAGCCGTAGAAAAAATCCTGTTGAAGTTGATTCAACCGATATGATTGATGAAATCCTCACCATGTAGGCTAAATATGGCAATCTGGCACGCATACGCAGAGAAAATTCAATCAGGTGAAATAGTGGCTTGTCGTAAGATAAAACAAGCCGTAGCGCGTTATTTTGACGATTTAGCGAACCCCGCTTATTTCTTTGATGAAAGTGCGGTAAATAAATTCTTGGCTTTCTCCCGCCTATGCCCACACGTTAAAGGGCATTTACGCGGGCAACCAATCGAGCTTTCAGACTGGCAAACATTTCTCTTTGCCAATTTGTTAGGCTTTAAGCGCACCGATACCAGCTTGAGAAAATATCGTTCCGCTTATATCCAAGTAGCGCGGAAAAATGCCAAGTCCACCGTGGCCGCCGTGTTGGCTAATTGGTTCCTACTGATGGAATCGGGCCAACAAGATATTTACACTGCAGCAGTAAGCCGAGACCAAGCCCGCATTGTGTTTGATGATGCCCGGCAAATGTGCCTACTCTCCCCGCTATTGAAAAAACGGCTCAATATTCAGCAGCATAAACTGATTAATCCGAAATCAAATAGCCTAATGCGCCCGCTGGCGGCTAAATCCTCAACCATTGAGGGAACCAACCCAAGCCTCGCCATTGTGGACGAATATCACCTACACACCGATAACAGCGTTTACAGCGCATTAGAACTAGGGCAAGGTGCCCGCCCAGAAGGTTTACTGTTTGCCATTACCACAGCGGGAAGTAACGTGATTTCGGCTTGCAAACAGCATTATGATTATTGCGCTCAAATCCTTGAAGGGAATGAGCAGAACGATAGCTTATTTGTGCTCATTTTTGAACTAGACGAAGAAAACGAAATCGACAAACAAGAGAACTGGATAAAAGCCAATCCCAATATTGGTAAATCCATTCCCTATCTTGATTTTGAGAACACTATCAAGAAAGCGAGGGGAATTCCTTCCGAATGGGTGGAAATGCTCACTAAGCGATTCAATGTATGGTGCCAAGGCACAACCCCGTGGCTAGGCGAAGGAAACTGGGCGCAATGCGAACGGCAGTACACCGAAAGCGATTTACTTCACCAAGATTGTTATTTAGGTCTGGATTTATCTAGCACCAATGACTTAACCAGTCTTTGCTATACCTTTCCACAAGGGAAGAAAGTGCGGTTAGTTACTCGGCATTATATCCCTGAATTTCAACTTAATAACGTGGCAAATAAAAACCGTGCAATGTATCGAAACTGGGTGCGTAGTGGTTGGCTGATTGCAACCGAGGGCGATTGTATCGACTACGACAAAATCAGAGATGATATTCTCAAAGATGCGGAAAACTTCAATATCAAAATGATCGGCTTTGATGTTTGGAACGCCACGCATTTAAGAACGCAATTACAGGCGGCAGGCTTAGAGGTAGAACCTTTCCCGCAAACCTATCAACGATTTAGCCCGGTGGCTAAAAGTGCGGAAGTGTTGATAAATCGCCAAGTGATAGAACATAACGGCGATCCGGTGCTTTCGTGGGCATTATCCAACGTGGTGATGGAAACCGATGCCAACGCCAACATTAAACCAAACAAGAAGAAAGCTGCAAACAAAATCGACCCAGCCGTAGCCTTTCTAATGTCATTCGGTACTTATCAACTTGAATATGGTGATTTGATTTTCGAGCTTTCAGATGAACACAAACACGCACTAGAACAATTTAATGGTATTGATTTATAACTACAGAGGGAAACTATGGCAGTTCAAATAAAAGGCTTAAAAGAACTTGAGCAAAACTTAAAAAAACTAAATAAGGATATAAACAAAGTCGCGGCAAAAGCAATTAGAAAAGGACTAAATAGCGCGGCCAAATCGATTGAAAAAACAATCAAGCCGAATGTTCCAACATTGAAGAGTAGCACTAATTTCCGACAAAAAGGAACAATTAAAAACAACGTTCGACATAAAACAAGAGTAGCTAAAGATGGCTTAAGTGGTATCACTGCAATTCGAGTTATGCGAACAAACGGCCGTAGAATGGCAAAAATTGGGGAAAATACAAAAGATAAATCAGATCCGTTTTACTGGTGGATGGTTGAATATGGCACAGTAAAAATGAAAGGTCGCCATTATATGGAAAAAGGCTTTAAATCTGGTGAGGCACAGGCTCTAAGAATCGCAAAAGAAGTTGCAGAAGAAGAATTAAAAAAAGCGTTCAAATAATAGAAAAGCCCGACATTTCACAATGTTGGGCTATTTTGTCTAAAAACTTACATGCAGGACGCGATTAGGCACTTGTAGATCGCAGCTCCTTAAAGTTTGCGGCAAACTTCCGAAAAAGTAAGCCGCTCACATTTAGAAGACTTTGAAAATATTTCTAAATTCAAAGCGAGACTATTATAAAACTTTTCTGATGAACAAAAAATAGCCGTAGCTTAACGCATCTAAACTCTGATAAAATAGAACAAGAAATAAACAGAGAAACGAGGGAAAAGTATGATTAAATCCGTTTTATCCGCATTTGGTTCATTTGTATTTTCTGCTTTAGATTTTTTGTTATTTTTAGCCATATTGCTTTTTGTTGGCTTGTTGGTTTTCATCTTTTGGCCAATATTAAAATGGCCTTTACTGGCTTTTCTAATAGGTGCGATCACCTTCTTTTGTTATCTAATATACAAGATAAAAGAGAAACCAAAACCGCTAGAACAAGACGAAATATTATCCAGCTGGGCAGAACAGGAATTGCAACGCCCTATCATCCAACGGATTTTACAAAAACAAGAGGAAAATAAGCCGTTCATTACCGGAACAATAACGCATATTGGAAATGACGGAAAAGAAACTCGATTAGGCAATATCACTATAAATATAAAAAACAGGGAATAATATGGAAAAGAAGGAATATCTACTAAGTTTTTTTGTAATAGACAATAATGGGAATGAAATTGATAGCGACATTATATCCATAGATGCATTAGATGAAAGAGATGCTAGAACTAAATCTATGATATTTATACAAAAAAGATATAAAGGAAATCGATGGGAAATAGAATCTATTACATTAGCTGAATAACCAAATAAAGTGCATCTAGGCTGATCCCCGAAAGCAAGAAACCTTATCTTGTTGATGCGCTCCTATCAATAAGGATAAATGCGAAAGGGGCGTTTATGACAATTAGAATTTCATTAAGCCATAAAAGATTTAGCTTTCCTTTAGAGAAAGCATTGGACTACATTAACTATAGAATTGATGAAAAAATTAATTTAGATGATTTGTTATATTTCATAAAGGATGGCCAGATTAAAACTGTAATCAAGATTGCTTGCAGTTCTCTTAATGGGCGATTATTTTTATCTTCTATAGGTGATACAGATTATTTTTTAAAGCCTATTTTCTTTATTGCTGATGATAGTTTGATAGTTAAATACAAAGCAAAAAACTCTAGAAAAAGTAAAGGCTTATGTGTTTATAAAAATATTAATGGAGATTGTATTTATTTTTGTTCATCTTCACCAATAGAAAATAGGGTAATGTCCAAATATCCCTCTATAAATATCTCATTTGATATTGCCAATTCAAAAAGAACAAAAAAAATAAATAAATTCATCTATCCAAATGTTGATTTTTCTGGATGGTTTTATATCGAGCCATATAATTATTCCAGCAAAGAAAAGGATATAATAAAAAATAGAAAAATATTTATATATTCTAACTATGAGTTTACTAGTGCATCTAATAATGATCTTGAAATAAAATTTAAACTAACAAGTGAAAATAATGGTTTATATATAAACCTTCCGAATATTGAAGTGGATTTAGATTCCATTGAGATTTTGAAAAAGGATTTAGATAAATTTCTAGATTTAGAACAAAATATTGAAACTAATAATATAGCTAATTACGAAAATCAAATAAAAGATTTAAGGAATCAGTTACAAATAAAAAATAAAAAGATAGAAGAGCTTAATAAGGCTCTTGATACAGATAATTATCCAATACATTTAAACAAGTTCATGGAAAACGACCGCTTAGCATTAGCAATTCAAGCTAGAAAAGCCTATTGGGCAAACTATGATCCGAATTTAAACAACGCACCAAAGGCAGAGTCTACCGCGCGAGAAATCAAGGAAAAATACGTTCTTTCTAAAAAGCAAGCCGAAGCAATAGAAATTATTGCCTGTCCTATCAATCGTAAATAATTGATTTTATAACCATCATAGTAAATGGTGATAGCAAAATTTAACTATCACCCTATTGCTATAACCCCACCTAAATCCTTTCTAATACCTATCGTTCGAACAACTCAACGGAATATGACGATATTCCACAGTGTTAAACAAACGATAGGTATTTTCTTATGAATCTAAATTTAAACCCACAACAAAAACTAATCTCTGGTGAAATCGCCTGCAATATTGTTGGCTTTGGTCGCACCAAACTCAACGAGCTTGTAAAAGCCAAGAAATTCCCTCAACCAATCCGCTTTTCACAAAACTTTGTCCGTTGGGATTTAGAAGAAGTGAATCAATGGATTGAAGAACAGAAGGCTGCACGTGCTTAATCATTGGTTAATAGAAAAGAAAAACGCCATAGCAAGGAAAAAAGAACTATGGCGTAACAATTTAGAAACGTATTTAAACAAGCAATTAAATTCAAACAGGAAATTAAAATGAACTTAATTCATAAATATTATATCAATAATGAAAATTTTTACAACTTAAACACTTTACAAAGTGCGGTGAAATTTGGCATTATTTTCCTGCAATCAGAAAAAGTGATTGCCAGCCGTGGAAAGCTGAATTATTTACTACTGGCGAACGATAGCACGCCATTAAACCGTGCTTTTTTTGTTCGTGACATTCGCACACCAAAAGAATATGCGGATTTTGTTTTCAATCTAAATCCGAGCATTCTCTCAATGGTAGAGCGTAATGAGCCGTCTTTGACGGGCTGTTTTCCAGTAGAAACAGTTTTCCACCTTGTTACGTTCTACCGCCCGACCGTGGAAAGTCTAGCGGTAGTTCCTGAAAATTTACTACTGGAACTTACGCAAATGTATCAATTCATCTTCGCGGCTATTCGCCGTACTGATTTATCAAATCACCTTCAAAAAATCCGTATTACCGCTGATAG